AGGTCATTTGCATTCGATGCAGTTACAGGGTTAACTGCATCCGCAACCAAGTGATACCCTGTGCTATAGGCGCTAGCAATATGGGTATTGAACTTGCTCTTCAGATCATTGACTACAGAGACCAAGCTAGTGGTCTGTGCAGCGATATCGGCTGGAGATGCGACCGACAGATAACTATCATTGATGGCAGTTACGACATCAATGATAGCCACTGATGGTCCACCAGGAAGTATAACTCCGAAGGTCGAACCATCAACGTTAAGTTGTAGGTTATCGTTCAACCCAGTTGTGATGTTATACGGGGCAGTGGATGTACCGATAAGCTGTGCCGGCTGATCTAGCGCGTTGAATTTACCAACTGAGGTATCATTCGATTGCAGACCAACAACTGGCGCACCATTAGTCGAACCAGCGGCAACTGGCGTTATACAAGTGACATTAGAATACAGACCGCTTGTCAAAGACGATTGCACATTCCGACCGGCAATCTGCAGGATACCCTGAAGTCCACCAGAGAACGAAGTTGCGCTTACAAAATTGTTCGGAGCTGTACTAAGGAAGGTTCCAGTTCCATCCTTATGGACTTGGGCGTCCGCATCAATGGCTGTGTTAATCGCACTAACAACTTGAGCAACAGTTGTAAGGCCAGACATTGAAACAGCAGCTATGTTTATACCATCAATGTTTATGGCAATATAGTCCGTTGATCTAAAAACCAACGAGGTCGGATTGTTGAATGGTTGACCAACCAACAATGCGTGGAATGCAGTTCCAAGATTTACTGTAAGTGGGGAATTCCCATCTACAACAACACCGCCAAAGTTTTGGCTGTAAACATATAGATCGTACGGGTCGCGATTCGCGTTCGTAAACGAAGCTCCATATGCCGGATCGAGAGAGTCCAAAAATTGAACAGTAACCGTTTCGGCGACAGGAGAACCAGCTCCCGTCAAAAATGCATCAGGCTGATTCTGAACTGCGCTTGGCCACCGCACCTGTTGCGATAGACCAGACACGGATCCGAAAGTTACGTTATACAGCAAGCTACCTTCAGCTTGTGACGCAACAGTGTATTGCCCAACACCGCTTGGTCCGGCTACTTGGACAGATAGCGTAAATACATCTTCACCAATGGTGTTGTACCAAAAAGTGGCAAACGCCATGTACGTCGAAGGTACTGGAGACGCCAAGGTTACGAGATTGGTCGAGCTATCGACTGCGTTGACTTGCACTGGTGGATGGGCATAAGCGTCCCGCCAGCTGGTACCGACATAAACTATGACCAGGTCAGGTCGATTAGTCGGAAGATCAATACGACCGTTCGTGATCGTCTGGTAAAGGCTCTGACCAAGCGGCGTATCGCGCCCGTTACCAGTTGTTGGTGATAACGGCAACGTGAATACGGTTGTACTCACTTGATTTGTTGTTGGATCAGTGTACCGTGCTAGCGGGACACCGAAAATCCGGTTATCAACCAGAAGTCCAGTAATTACTGTCGAGTCAAAATTCGCCGTTCCGGTAGTAACTCCGGCCGCAACGGTGAAGGCAGTGCCCCACTGAATCGTTGACTGCTCCCCATCATTAACTACGACAAAGTCGGGTCCCTGGTTAAAATCAGTTCTTCCTGGACCAATACCACAGTTTGTGACTGAAAGCACATTACTATTAGGAAGATAGTCGAAAGTATCCTGCCATGTGTTGAAGTAGTATGTTATACTAACTATCGAATTTGGCTTTGGTGCATATGGTAGCGTAACAGTTCGATTAAAACCATCAACAGCCGATGCCAACACCTGTTGGCTGTTAACCATAACAGTTACTAGTGATGGATCAGTAGTGGTAATTCCACCGCCAGAACCGTCAACGATCGGACCGTTGAAAACGGTAAAAACTTTGTTGCGAGCTGTATACTGCCCAGGATTGAATCCAAGGGCACCGTTGGCATTTCCAGAACCAACGAGAATATTACCTTGTGACACCATCTGAACATGGTTCAGACCCTGATTGTCGATATATATCGATGCTGTTAAGTCTGTAACGGCAGCTGCATTGATGTTATTGGCAACATCAGCCGCCGCTTGTGTAGCTCCAGCAGTAAGTTTGATCGAGGCTGTCGTAGCGTCGTCGATCGTTAAAATCAATGTATCGTTGACACCAGCAATGATGTTATATGTTTCCGCCTTTGGCGCTACCAAAACAGCGGGGGTAGAAGTGATCTGCGCACTAACGTTATCGATGACTCGTGTATCGCCACGATGAAAGTAGTAATTAACCGCAACCGTATCAGTTGCTTGCGGAGGGATTAGAAGCTGGACGATGCCGTGTTGCCCATCAACGGCGACAACGACAGCTTGAACGTTGTTGACGGTAACAGACACTTTGGTCGTATCATATGTAACCCGACCAACACCAGCACCATCGACAATCGGATAGTTTCGGACTCGAAAGCTGGTAGTTACGCCATTGGCGTTCCCCAACGTAGGCTGAATACTAGTACCGCTAACGATATATTGACCAGTCGGGTCTTCCCCATAAACTGGAGTATCAGCAACGCTGCTGGAACCGCGTATGAGTTCAAAATTGGTCTGCGTCAGACTTTGCTGAGCAACACCAATTAGAACAGGAACCCTAAGGCCACCAAGGATTTGGTTGAGAATAGGTTCCGATAGCGTCTGAACATATACTCCCGGAGGGCTGTAAGTACTGAACGGTCCGATTGCCATAACTTTATCCCTCAAACAGAAGTCTAAAAATTAATGTAGATATCTTCAAAATCGAAGTTTTGTATGTAAGTTTATGTGTAGGTTTAGGTTGGATCCGTTTAGTAAATCAGAACGAATAAAAATTGAATGCTAACCCCGGTAGAAAATCAAAAAAATACCTTCAAAAGGGTCCAATGAACTCATATATTTCAATTGCTCTTGTGGGAAGAAAAACGTTGGGAAAGTATGGAAAAGTTTTGCAAATGGGCATGTAAAAACATGCGGTGAATGCAATTTATTAGAGAAAAATCATTGGGAAACAATTAAATATAGTAAATTGAAGATGAAAGACCCGAAAAATTATTCTCGTGGGTCCAATAGATTCATTCTCCTGAAATCGCTCGTACTTTTTTCAAAGTTGTCAGAGCTGCATCTCGAACTTTCAGATTCTCAGAATCAGCAGGAGCAAAAGTTTTGCCAATTCTGGCTAAAGCATTAGAACCAGTCTCTTTCCTGGTCTGATCACGAATTGATTGGTCTTTGGTAATACGTTCCCATCTTTTTGCTGAAGAACGACCAATTGCTTTATCGAGTTTCGGATAGTCCAAGTCATGAACACCGGATTGCCCATGAACCCCACTTTCCCCGCGCACTCCACCCTTGAAGTTAAAATTGGTAATGGATACGCCTAATCTGGTAGCCCGACCTTTACAACCGGGGCATGGGTACCAGGTTTCATATTCTTTTATTTCATCTTGATTAGTGAATGTCTCTTCAAATTCGGCATTGCACGGTTCACATCTAAATTCAAAAATTGGACACATACAATACTATACTAGTCCGATTTCTCCATCATAAAACAATTCCACTGATGAACATGTCATATTTATCATCTTAAAGATTCAAATGTAAGTTGACGTTTACCTATTTTAGTCATTACTCCGTTAACACCAAGTTCTGAAGCAACATGTAAAAGATCATACGAACTTGACTCATTTAAGAAACCAATTTTATTCGATTGAGTTTCTGAGGTTAAATCAACTCTATTAATTACAATTGGTAGTGGAACCCATGTTTCCCAATCAACACGCATACTTAAAGTAATGGCACTTTCATAGTAATAGTCATCTATTTCTGCATTATATACTTCTTGGCTCTCCCCTCCAGGGGTTATATCAAGCAATTCTAACCCTTCAAATCCTAGGGAATTTTGACGTTCAAGAATTTTTTCAACTACATAGTCACTCATTTTCTCGCGGTCTATCGAATCTCGAGCAAAAACTATGAGACTAAAAGTTATTTCGAATTTCCCACCATATACTTCTGCAACCTCGGAACGAGAACTGGTAACCACTATAGCCATTTCGTCCGATTTTTGAACTCTGTCGCCGAATGCAAGAATGGCCCCAGGTATAGATGCTATATCAGCCCACTCACGATAAAATTGGAATGGACCCTGTTGAGGAATTTTGTATCTATAACTAGCATAAACGGAGTCCCCGGCTGGGGTAGGCTGAAGAAAATGAATCTCAGTAATACCGTCTGCCCCCGCATAATTTACTGAGTAATCAACGCCAGGTACTAAAACTCTTCGACCATTGAGTGCTAAACGAAGAGAACCAGGATATACATCGGGATATGATAGCTGTGCGCTTTGAAATGCAGAACTGGTAAATATAATTAATGGTTCATTCAGAGCAGTGAGAATAGGGTCCACTATAAAGCAGCCCGGGATACTTCGAGCATCGTTAGGAATTTCTTGAACGGTAACTAAATACACTCCAGGAGGAGTAGGAAAAACACTCCTATCGGGCGATACACCCTCAAGAATCGTAAAATTTTCACGTACCCATTCCAAAGATGTACCCGGACAATTTTTTACAGGGGCCAACATGACGAATGAGGATAGACGCCCCACATAATTGTCAGCACTTAATTTAACTCGATCAGCCGAAGTATTATTTACAATTATTCCACGTTGTGGTCTTTGAGTAAAAGCAAATTGGTTCTGTACATTTTCAGAGTCCTCTTTATAACGAGGATGTTCAACTAAAATTTGTTTCAACTCACGAATGACCCGCTCTTTGGAAGCATTCGTGAGCCAATTGATAGCCATCCTACAATTTCCCTACCAATCAAGATTCATTAGGGTCTTCAGTAGGAGGAGTAAGCTCAACAAGATCATCCAGTTTCTTCTGTTTCTTCAGTTTCTTTGAAGAAATTACTGGAATATCGATGGCCGGAGCTGCCGTCTGAACTAACATGGAATCCGGGTCTGTTCGAGCTAAGTCTATCTGTTCCTGAAGATCCCCGGCATTATTTGGGGTCATTGGTGATAGATCAGAGTCAGTCGTGGATACAATAGGGATTACAATCGGCGTGATTACAATCGGTGTGACTACAACTGGCGTAGTGGGAGCAACTAAAATTGCCGTTTTCGTAGTTTTCGCAACAGGATTGCGACGTTTATGTAATACTGGATAGGAGTGTTCAATGACATCCTCTGTTGTACGTATAATCTTACCAACTTCTACACCTCTTAAATGCGCCATGATCGGTTCTCCAGGTTAGTTATCATCCATGGATGATAACATTAATAGTCCGGTAGCAACAGCAGTAAGAGGGTCCCCAGCGGCACGGATTTCAGAAATTTTAATAGGGAATTTATCTCGATGAAATTCAAATCTTTCTTTGAATTTATCCAAGAAACCACCAGCTTTTGATGTGCCGCCCGATACAATTATAGGGATCGGTTTCGATATTAAAATGTCATTCTTAACTTTAATGAAATGTTTCGCAAAATTATCAATTGTATAATCGATAAGTGTTTGGACAAACAGTCCTATTGCCTCTTCATCTCTATTTTTTGGATTTAGTATATCAATTCCACCTTCTTTTATTGAGCACATTTTAGCTGCAGTGGTGTTTACAGCCTTAGCAGCACCATTATCGATCCAATCTCCACCCCTACCGAGAGAGAATTCCAACGCACTCATGGCATTATACGCTAAACAAACATTTGTCATACCACTCCCGTAGCTTATGCCAAGAGCGGAAAAACTTTCTTTGGCGCACTCAGAAAACACGACAGCCAGAGCTTCATTCGTGGGCTCAGGGTCATAACCGAGTTCTTGTAAAATCTTCCCTAAAATTAGTCTGTGATAAGTTATATCAGAACCTTGCATATCAACTGAAGGGGCAGGAACTGAATAACAACATTTTTCTTTTTCTTTTTTCGGATCCCCAAGAACTTTCTGCATCATAAGTGATATTACTTTCTGAGAGTCAATTTCTCCAGAAGCCATAATTCCTTGCGCCATGGGCCGACGAGCTTCTCGATTAAATATATTGGCTGTATCCAGAGCCTTATCACCAATAACTAGTAATTTCCCGTCCAGCTCAACATAATCAGTATTAGACATACGCAACATTCGTTTATTATCAATCGGTAAATCAAGAAATGCATTTCTAATTTTGGTATGTACTATTTTTCCTGCAGAATTTTTGCGGGCCGATACTATATTCATAGTGCCAATATCTATTGCAACACCAAACTCCGACGCGTCTTTAGCCATATTAGTTAGACTATACCGCCATCATAAGTTGACTGCTATTCATTTTTCTTACGAGCTTTTTTTAAGGCTTCCAAACCAGTATCGAAGTTTTTTCCGTCTGATTCAGCTGATGACACATTTATGTGGACATTAGCCATGTCTGGAAGTATTTTACTTGGTATAAAGTGTGGTTCATCATGTGTTTGCGGTGTTGGTGTTTGTGATGTTTTTGATTCATATTTATTCGGTTGGAATGAAC